GTATTCTTGCCGACCATCTGAGTCAGAGCCGACTGCTTGCCTTGGTGGACGTTCAGGTCGTTGAACATCTCGATGTACTCGCCGTGGATGCGCTCTATGATTTGGTTCCCGTACTCGAGCTGCACCCAGTTGAGCACATACGTCCCGAAGCTGTCACAGACGGTCGCTGTGAGCCCGGCCGGGAACACGAGCCGCAGCCAGACTGCATCGATGATGTCAGCCTCTTGGTACAGGTCGATAGTCACTTCAGAACCGTAATAAATATTTTTAGGAAATTGCATGGTGATGACCTGGTTGGTGCACTGGGCGTTCCCCCTGTAGACGTCGCGCATATAGGTCATCACCGGGTTCCCGGCTATTATCTTCTCGGACGTGCCGAGGGTATTGACCAACTGCCGGACAGTGGTCATCTACTATACAAACACAAAACTTCCGAGCCCGTTTTCAGCAACAAACACGTTCAGAGTCTTGGTGTAAACCACCAGGTTCAGAGGACCAGTCGAAGATGTCAGCGTCAGCTGAATATCAGCTATGCGCGAAAAGTTGACCGGCCCTTTAAACGTGTACATGTAAAAGTTTCTGGACGGCATGATGATTTTTGTCTCGAACGGCTGAATCAGGGACCAGTAGGCGCTGTCGTACGTGATGAGGTCCTGACCGCAGAAGGTCAGGGCTATGTTTGTTAAGGCTGTCGAGTAGGTGTACGAAGTTACCTGGGCCGGGTCCTGGACCGTCACGTACATCTCTTTCGTAGAGCCCGTAAGCAAACCCTCCAGACTTATAACATTGTCACCCTTGTTGACTGTGAGCATGGACAGGTACTGCATAGACTCGTAGACATATGTCTGCCGAGAGTCCGTGAACCACTTGAGCTCAGCCTCGCCCAGAGTAGCATACTCGACCAGAAGTGTCGCTGTAACAGTTGTAGGCGTATTTAAAGTACTAGAAAGTACCGGGTTCAAATCGAGCTCGATGATGACGTCGTGCCGGCTCAGGCAGCACAGCGGCAGGTTGGCCAGACCAAAGTCGAGCTTGGTCAAATAATATTTTTGAGAAACTGTTGTGTCGGACCGACCAACGAGGCCTGTCAGCGCGGCGCGATTCTCCAACGGCACATTCACGTCGTTCTGCAGGTCGATGTACGGGCCGGTCAGCGTGCTGATGACCTGGCCACCGACTGTGAGTCTCGCCTCGATGATGATGCGCGTGCCCGGGCTGTCGTAGTAGGTACCGGACGGTAACACCAGCTTCATCGTGATGTCCGAGACGATGTCGCCGTTCTGTGGCAGGGTGCAGAAGGAGGTGAACCCCGTCTGGACCGGCTGATTGTCGAACGGAATCTCGTACGTCTGCTTCATAAACGGACTGTGACGGAAATATACCGAAGAAAAATACGTCACACTCGGTTTACCTGTTATGTAAACGTCCGGCTCTCCCTTTGCCGCCAGCTGCAGCGACATCTACTCTAGACTGAGAAACTCATTTGTAGACGAGCGACACGCGACCGCGCGCAATCTGGAGCACCTGGTAACCGTAGAAATACATGAAAAAGTTGTAAGGGCTCGTGACGGCCGTGTTGAACGTCAGGTTAATCTTGCTCGACTGGTTGTCAATCTTTTCAAAATCGAGGTAACCGCCCTGGTTATAGGTGGTGGGCGTGTTGCCGAACGAGTAGACGTACAGGCCGCTGGTCGAGACGGACATGTCGCGCGAAAAGGGCTGCTTCAGCTGGTAGAACGGCCCAGTGCCGAACGAGCCCGTTATGTCCCGGTTGTTCAGGAATATCTGCGAGCTCGTGAGCTGGTCCGCGTAGTTGACAGTCACACCGTTGAAAAAGTTGAGCACGTTGGTCGGGCTGGCCACTGGGTAGCCGTACGTGTACCGGGTGTTCCAGGCGGTCGAGGCAGGGGCCACAAACCAGACCATCATCACGACCGGGAAGTCGGCCGAGAAGTTCTGGCTGACTCGGCCGCTGGTGAAGGTGACGACCGGGTTGTTGACAGCCCGGTTGATGACTATGGTCTGCGGCTTGGTCTGGTAGTACAGGCGCTCCTCGTCCGTCAGCAGAATCTCCTCAGTCACCAGGCGTACATTGGTAAACTCGATGGGCTGCGGGTAGTTGGTGAACCAGTTCTGGGGTCTGAAGAAGAATTTTATAGAAATAAATTCTTTGAGAGCGCAGACTGGCAGGGGTGGGCGCTCGAGCAGGTCGCGGCGGGCGTCCGTGAAGGTGTGCCGCCGGCAGAAGAAGAGCTCGAGTGGAATCATCAGGTCGACTGGCTGGGATGAAGGGCACGACACAGTCTCGTTCTGGCCGCCGTTGGTCACCTGATAAAGAGCGAGCTTCGAGTCGGCATCGAGGAAGAGCTGGTCGCGGACCGTGTACCAATAGTCGTCAATCTTCTCGATGACCTGGTTCCCGATGCGGAACTCGATGTGCTCGATGATGGCCCGGCCTATCTGGGGCGACCAGCCGTAGCTCTGACCGGAGACTTGGGGGAGCTGCGGGAGGGTCAGGGCCAGGTAAGCGTTGTGCCAGAGGTCGCCGAGCTCCTTCGGCTTGAACAGGAACTCGACCGTCTGGCCAACAAACTGCGAGACTTGCGGGTAGGTGGTCCGGTGGAACTTGGTGAAGTGGGTGTACTGCCGAATGCTGGGTCTGAGCGGATTCTTCTTTTCGTCAAATATGTACTGGTCTTGTGGACCTGTCGCACTGAGGCCTATCACGGCAGCCGTCTGTGCCATCTATTTTAACTAAATATTATACTGCACGTGCCATTCTGCACAGCCATGATGTTCACAGTCTTTGCGTACATATTAAAATTTAAAGTGCCGACCGACTGAGTAACTTTTAAAAGTTTTTCGGCGATTCGTGACAGGTTGACTGGGCTCTCAAACCGGTACACGTACAGGTTGCGGGTCGGCATCAGAAGCCCCGTCTCGGCCGGAATAATAGTGTTGAAAAATGTTCCGCTGTTGTTGAACAGGTCTTCGCCGTTGAGGGTCAGCGCCAGATTGTCAAAGTTTGAGTACGTGTAGGTGTTCTGGTTCGACTGGAGCTGACCAGTTATTATAAATTCTTTTATAGGATTTTTGAAGAGGAGCGGGATGACAGTCGTGCCGGTGCTCAGAGACAGAGTCGTGCTCTGGATATACTCAAACGGAAAAGTCACCAGGGAATTTCTAAACCAGTTGACTTCCGGCGCGGACAGGTGCGCGTACGTCACAATGAGACTCGAGTCGAACGTCGTTGTTAGCGTCTGGATATACGGGTCGATGCGCAGAATACTAGGCGCACCGTAAGGACCTACGTTATTATTATTAACAAGATAGATGTACCGCTGGCTCACGTAGCATTGCCAGCCACCCGAGTGCAAAGGAATACTTATACCAGGAATTATTCCTTGTGAACTATCGAACAATTCGTCAAATCCGAAACTTGAATAGCTGGACCTAGTTAGAGTACCTATGTTGTTATACTTGGCAATAAACGAAAAGGCATCACCGCCACCCTCGTTCAGCTGAGTACTCTGGGGCGTAATCACAACCCCTGAAGTTCCGTTAGCGTTGTAGATTGTCAAGGGTGAAGATGAAAACCAGCCGTACAGATAAAAGTCACCCGTAGAACTCACGGCTATTCCCTGGGGGGTATTGTCCAAAGCTCCCTGTGTTTTTATACCCCACCCATAAGTTGTTCCGGACAATACTTTTATTACAAAAATTTCATTATAAGTACCGGCTCCAGAGTCGTTTGCGGCTACCGTCTTCTGAGTACCGTAAAAATCTGTAAACGTCAGAGTCTGCGACTTCCATGTACCTGTGAGATATACGTTACCGGCCGAGTCCAAACTGGCGGCTGAATACGCCTGCTCATAGTTGCCCGTAACAGTTACGACGCCGTTGTTGACCGCCCCGGCGGTGGTGCAGCTTGCCAAAAAGATGGTTGCCCCGCCGCCAGTCCCGCGAGTGACTGTACCGGCCGTTATGCTGGACGAGTACTGGCCGTAGATTAACAGATTTGTGCCGTTGAAAAGCATGCCGCGCGGTATGTTCGCTCCGCCAATACCTGCTATCCAGGACGGGACACCAGCCTGCGTATAGCCTGTAATCCACGTGCCGCCTGCGTAGCCCGTAAGCGTTTTGGGATTGAGACCCGCGCCGTCTTCAGCCACAAGCGATGTGGCCGATGTATACCCTGAAAAGTAAGGGTTGTTGCTCGCGTCGGTAGCTACACCCGTGCCAAGCTCTGATGTCAAGTATCCAGAGATGCGTGCGACCCAGTTGAAATTACCTGATGTAGTCATCGAAAAGGCGAACGCGTCGCCGACGCCGGAGTACTGGACGGCTGCGCCATAGACGCCGTTTATCTGTTTTTCAGTGTAATATGTTCCGGCACCAAACTTCGCAAAGCCTATGATTGGCCCGGTCTGGTTTTGGCCGTACGGGCCGTACGACGTGCCTACAGCGTACAGATTCGTCTCGGTCGAGTCAAGCACCAGGTCGTTTATGCCATTACTCGACAGTGAATATCCGCCTACGTTACCCTGACCATACGTATTCATAGCCCATTGCCATATTCCGCTCGAATTAAACTTCATGAGGTAGCCTTCGCCAGAGGTGCACGAGCCATACCTCAGATAGTACCCGGCTTGGCCCGTTGTGCCGTCGGCGTTAATCACGACAAACTGTGTGAACGGGTCAAAGATGCCGCATACATAGACGTTACCGGCCGGAGATATCTTTATCGAGCGCACGCCAATTGTAGAGTACCAATTGTACTGAATTTGGACGACCCACACGCCGTAGCCACTCGAGTTGTATTTTACTATGTAATGAGCAGTAGGCGAATTGAGCGTCGCAAAGATGGTGCCGTCAGGGTTCATGATATTGTAAGTGCTGGTCGTGAATGCCGACACGACATATATGTTACCGGCCGAGTCGACCGATATGAGTTTTGACAGGCCCGTCAGGTCGCCGTACATAGAAAGTCTGCTTCCCCAGTGCTTCGAAAACCAGTCGTACGAAGTGTTCGAGGTAAATGGTTTGGTCGTGTCGTACCGAAGCATAATAGGGCTGGCATAAACTGGTGCAGTAACAAAATACATGTACCGACCGTCGAAAGCCTGTGGTGTTGGATTTATGTCGTTTTTTCCGGTACCATCTATCTGGGCTTGTGTCCATTGAGTCATTCTGGGCCATGGGAGAGGGCTTGGGCCGTAGAGGGAGTCGTAGGCTTCCCAGTAGGCGGCCAGTTGCAGCTGGGTCGGTGTCGTACCCATGCGATACCGGTACGAGGTGTGGTCGAAAAAGTTTGGTGTCGTGTAAACCCATGTTCCGTCATAAACAACCTGTTGGTAAATCATTTTGTAAGGAATAAAACTGGTGAACGCAACGGCGCTCGGGAACGTCTGAGTATCGACACAGACGACTGCAGAAGCGCCCTGTGAGATGCCGTTGAAGATGTAGCGACCATCGTACGCGCCGAGAGTAGACCCCCACTGGATGCCAATCCAGGAATACATGCTGTAGGTTGGAAATATGGACGAGAATGGCCTGTACCACGAGTAAGAGCTTTGGGAGTTGAGGGGCGCGGTTGTGTCGTACCGTATAACTATATGGGCCTCACTGGCAACATTAAATATATTAGCAGCACCGTTTTGAGAGTCGTCGCCGGTCAGCGCGCTCGCAAAAGTAACGCGCACGACAATCTGGACGTTAGCACCATCTGTTGTCGCTGTCTGGAAAGTGACCGTAGGACTCTGTGGATTACCATCACCCCAAGTCTGAATAAAAGTGCATATCTCATTCTTTTCAGTCGTGCTCAGAGTCGCGGCAGTCCGACCGTAGACATAGTAGGTCTGGTCATATATGAGTTTATTCGTAATAATTGTGGCATAAGGAAACCCTGGATTATCGTAAGGAGACCCTCTGTACTGCCAGCCAAGTCCCTTTACCCATAGCCCCGACGTTGGCATAACCAGCATGTGAGTGTCCACGCACACGTATATGTAGCGCGCGTCGTTGACCAGCCAGTCAACCGAGTAAAATCCACCATACTGCGATAACAGACCGTATGTCGATACGGTTGGAGAATTAACATTAGTTATATAATTTGTCATTGGCTGATATGCTATATATTGACCGCTCATGTACCAGAGCGTATCGCCGACAATTCTGCTAGGGGATGGCGCAAACGCCTTTGACGAATAAACTGTCCAGTTGTTTGAAAAACTTGTATTCTCGGTATACATTGCCCGAGTGTTGGTGTACGAATCGTCGACGAATAAATAATTTTTATAAATTTTTGGACTTCCTGTATAGGTTGTAAAGTTAGAAACACCTGTTATGACTCGCATATCGACTGCTCTCCAGCCATTCGTAAAGTCGAGGAAGCCAGCGTTGTATGCCGGCAGTGTCAGGGTGTCCACAGGGTTAAAGGTGACCGAGAGCTTGACGTCGTTTCTTTTAAGGGCGCACAGCGGGATGCTGTCCAGACCGAACGGAATCTTCGTGTAGTACGTACGTGGCGAGTACACAGTGCTCGAGTCGCTTTTGCCGGTCAAGAAGGTGAGACCGCTCTGATTTTCGTACGGAACGTTTTGGTCGTTGTACACGTCTATGTAGTTACCGTTCACCGATGAGACAAGCTGGCCGCCTATGTAGAGCGAGGCGTTCTGGATGATTCGTTCGGCAGGACTGTCGTAGTAGTAGTAGCTACCCGACGCAATGATGGGCTGGTTGCCTTGGATCCAACCGGACTGCGAGGCGTTCAGCTGCCCGTACCGGGTGTTGTTTCTTACAACGAAACCGTAGAGGGACCCAAGCGTCGCGTCTACGAATAGGCTGTCCGGTGACCGGGTGTCGAACCCCCAGAAAGAAGCACTCGCGGCGTCCCGAAAGTAAATGGCAGCAGTCGTGGTCGTCGTGACATAAAACTGTCCGAGAGTCCCGTCAAAAGCTGGGACGACGTCGTAATAGCGTGTTATCCACAAGGGCAAGTTTGTGGTCGAGTAAAAGGAGCTATACGGAGCCAGCTGAACAGCAAGCAGTGCAGTGCTGCCTGACACTATGTAGATTGGCATCACGCTCGTCATCTGGGCGGGGTAAACAGGCCAACAGTAAATAGCCGATATGATGGTGTAAAGCGCCGGAAGCACGAGTTTAAGAGTTATGTCCGTAACCATGTCACCCCGAAACGGAATGGTCGCCACGACCGGAACACCTGTAATTACCTGATTGTCAAAATTAATGCCTATAGTCTCTTTGATATAAGGCGTATAACGCCGGTACAGGCTTTTAAAATATGTCACTTCAGGTTTACCTGTTATATAAATGTCTTGTTGTCCTCTCGCAGCCAGCTGGACTGCCATCTATTTTCTTCAGATAAAATAGTATGGCGCAATCCGCCCCGGTGACAGTCCTTCAAGCAACAAGTAAAACTGATAAATATATTTTTGAAGATAATTTTCAATTTAGACCCACCTTCAAGCAGTATAGTCAGTTTTCACAATTCCACCGAGTCACGAAACTGCCTGGCACCAAGTTTGTCGGTCAGGTGGTCGAGACCATTCTGGACCCCAAACAGCTCGGCGACCTCATGACCAACGCCTACTTGGCTCTGACCATGCCAGCCCTGCCGACCGGCTACAACTACACAGAGTTTATAGGCCGGGCCATCA